GCACTGTATGGACCAGCGCACTCACGATCATCATGGCCTTAATGGGCATGGTGATTCGTTCGCGGGACAAAGAAATCGAGGGTGTGCGCCTGGATCAGGGCAAAGACCGCGAGGAAATGCAGCGCCTGCAGGTTCTTCTCAATCGCACCCGCGAGGAGGTGGCCAAAGAGTACGTTACCAAGGTCGAAGTGCATGCCGACATCAACCGGGTTCTGGTTCGCTTGGAGCAGCTCGATGCTAAGCTGGACAGATTGATTTTGGAGAAGCACAATGCCCCCGGTAAGTAAGAAGCAAAAGCGTTTGATGGATGCAGCGGCTCACAGCCCTGCATTTGCCAAAAAAGTTGGTGTCCCAATGTCCGTTGCCATGGATTTCAGCGAGTCTGGCAAAGGCAAAAAATTCAGAAAAGGCGGTGAAACTATGAACCATGGAACTAAAAGTTACGCCAAAGGCGGGTTGGCCAAGCGCGGCCAGGGTATTGCCAAGAAAGGTTTTGCCAAAGGCGGTGCCATCACCGCTTCTGGTGCCGATACGGCAGGCCCACAGGGCAAAACCATCAGCCAGCCGGTAAAGAAATCGGTGTCTGGGGACAACGTCAAAGTTCGCGGAGTGGGTGCCGCTCGCGCTCGCGTCGCCACGATTTATTAAGCCATGACCACCTCCGGCACATCCGACTTCAATTTGGAGTTCGATGACATGATCGTCGAGGCGTATGAACGCTGCGGCATCGAGGTCAGGGATGGCTACGACATGAAGACGGCCATGCGGTCGATCAATCTTCTTTTTGCAGAGTGGGCCAACCGGGGGCTTAATCTTTGGACGATTGAGCAGCGAGAGGTGACCTTGGTTACGGGCACCTATCAATACGCGTTGCCGCTTGACACGGTGGACGCGCTATCTGCGGTAATTCGGACAAATGCTGGCCAATCTACCCAGCAAGACATCACAGTGGATCGCATTGGATATGCAGAGTATTTGCATATTCCGAACAAGAGCACGCAGTCTCGACCTGCTCAGTGGTTCTTGCAGCGCACCACAACGCCGCAGCTGTTCCTGTATCCGGCACCCGACGCGACGCAGACCTACGTCTTCCGTTACTACGCTGTTCGTAGAATTCAAGATACCGGCACCTTCACCAACACGGCGGATGTGGTGTTCCGTTTCTTGCCGTGTCTGGTAGCGGGGCTTTCCTATTACTTGTCAGTCAAGAAAGCCCCGGACCGCGTTCAATTGCTCAAGACAATGTACGACGAAGAGTTTACCCGTGCCTCTAATGAGGACCGCGAAAACTCTGGCTATTTTGCTGTGCCTATGTATCAACAGAGGTGACGCATGGCCACAGGATACGTATCAGGCAAATTTGCAATTGCGCTGTGCGATCAGTGTGGGCAGCGCTTTAAGCTAAACGCGTTGATCAAGGATTGGAAAGGGTTCAAGGTTTGCCGGGAGTGCTACGAGCCCAAGCACCCGCAGCTGGAGCCTAAGCGCACGATTAATGAGCCGATTGCTTTGTATCAGCCGCGCCCAGAGGCCCGAATGGCTGTTACAGTCTATGTAGGCTGGACTGTTGACACGTCGATTGCAAGCGTGGGCATGCAGCCAATGCCGTATGCTAAGCAGTTGTACGCAGGTGGGGTACTGTCTCCAGTTACGGTGGTAATCACATGAACTACACACAACTCAAAGTTGCCATTCAGGACTATGTCCAGAACACCTTCACTGAGACCGAGCTGGCTACCTTTGTGCAGCAGGCGGAGCAACGCATCTACAACACAGTGCAGTTGGCCAACCTGCGTAAGAACGTCACGGGCGCACTATCCACTGCCAACAAGTACCTGTCCGCCCCTGGGGACTACCTGTCTACCTATTCTTTGGCGGTCTATTCATATGCGACTCCCACTATCACAGGAACTTCAGGGTCGTTTAACATCACGGTATCTTCTTCCACAGATGTCGTAGTTGGTCAGTCTGTGTATGGCACGGGCGTAGGCACCGGTGCGGTGGTGACGGGGATTAATGGTTTGGTTGTCACAGTGGACGTGGCCAACAGTGGGACGGTATCGGGCACCGGTACCTTTCAAGGGGATTACGTTTATCTAAAAAATGTGGATGTCAACTACATTCGACAGGTGTATCCCAACCCCAAACAAACGGCTCAGCCAAAATACTACGCAATCTTTGGTCCGACCTACAACCAGGAAACGGAATTGTCATTCATTGTAGGCCCCACTCCTGATCGGGTCTATCAGGCAGAATTGCACTATTACTACTACCCGGTATCGATGACTGATACGGTTCAAAACCCCACGGGAACCACGTGGCTGGGGGACAATTTTGATTCCGTGCTGCTTTATGGCTCTCTGATGGAGGCGTATACCTTCATGAAGGGCGAACAGGATCTTTTGCAGCTGTATGACACCAAGTACAAAGAAGCGCTGATGCTCCTGAAGAACTTGGGCGATGGCAAGCAGCGGGGCGATGCCTACCTGGATGGGCAAGTTAAGGTCAAGGTGCAGTAATGATTACCGCAGGACTTGTAACCAGCTTTAAAAGAGAGGTCCTCTTGGGGACCCACGACTTGCTGAACGACGTGATCAAGATCGCGCTGTACACCTCTGCAGCTGAGCTGGGCCCAGAAACCACGGTCTACACGCCGGTGGGGGAGGTCTCCAGCTCGGGGACTAACTACACCACCGGGGGCCAAGTGCTATTGCTGCCCCAGGTAGGGGGCGGAAATGGCACGGGCTATGCCACCTTTAGTGACCCAATTTGGTATGCCACCACCTTTTCAGCGCGTGGTGCTTTGATCTACAATTACACGAAGGGCAATAAAGCCATTGGTGTGATGAATTTTGGGTTGGATCAGGTGACCCTGACTCAGGAGTTCAAGATTCAATTTCCTGCATACACCCCAGAATCAGCACTGATTCGCATCACCTAAGGAGTAATCATGTCCATCGAAAAAGCAATCTCTACCGACACCGTCAGCGGAACTTTGATCCGTAGCGGCCAGCCCGAAGACCAGTTGATGGCTCTGGGTAAATTTACCATGGAGTGCTACGACTCCGAAGGCAAGCTGAAATGGTCTGCTGAGAACCACAACCTCGTGGTGAACGTCGGTCTGCAATACATGTGCGGTACGGCCCTGACCTCGGTTGCCCAGATCACGACTTGGTACATTGGCCTGTACGGTGCTGGCGCGTCTAACACCCCCGCCGCTGGTGACACCATGTCCTCCCACGCTGGCTGGACGGAAGTCGTGCCCTACAGCAACGCCACCCGCCCCACCTGTACGTTTGCCACGGCAACGACGGCCAACCCATCGGTGGCCACGAACTCCGCCTCGGTTGCGGTGTTCAACATCAACGCTACGTCCACCGTTGGCGGCGCATTCTTGGTCAGCAACAACACCAAGTCGGGTTCTACCGGCACGTTGTTCTCTGCCGCTGACTTCACGGGCGGCGACCGCTCGGTTGCTTCCGGCGACACCCTGAACGTGACCTACACCCTGAGCTTGGCTGGTTAATAGAGGCGGCGATGGTCAAGTTGGATTTCGAGTTTGAGACGCAGTATGGGAGGTTCGCGGATGCGCTGCATTTGCCGGACGACCATAACTTGTCCGGCGCAGAAATCGCTGCCATGAAACAGCAGCGTCTTGATAACTGGATCGCCGCTGTAACTGCCCCGCCACCTGACGAACCTCCAGCACCGGGGGTGTAAATGGCAAACCGCTATTGGGTTGGGGGGTCGGGTAGCTGGACTGCCGTCTCTACAACAAGCTGGTCCGCCACGTCTGGCGGCGCTGGTGGCGCGTCTGCGCCGACTGCTGCCGATTCTGTATTTTTCGATCAGGCAGGAACCTACACCGTCACCATGACGAATGGATTGACCTGTCTGGACCTTACTGTTTCTGCGGGCACAGTTACATTTAATTCGGGGACAGGCCCTACGCTTGCCGTAAGCGGGTCCATGTCATTGATTGTTGGGACTGTGTGGAATAACACGGGCCCTATTACATTTAACGCCACAACCACCGGCAAAACAATTAACACCAATAACATAACTTTGGGCGGCCCAGTAGTGTTTGATGGGGTGGGTGGCGGTTGGACGCTAACTAGCGCACTTAGAACATCATCTGACTCTATTACGCTGACAAATGGGTCGTTTAATACTGGAAACTTTAACGTAGGGGCCACGACCGGTTTTATTTCAAACAACTCCAATACGCGGTCGATTACGCTTGGCTCATCCACGATAAGTTGTTCCAACTGGAACCTCGCCACAACAACAGGTTTAACTTTTTCCGCAGGCACCTCCACAATCACCATAACCGCTATTCAAGGTGCTTTTTCTGGCGGTGGGCTTACTTATAACAACGTTCAGTTATACCCTTCTGGCGAGTATAGCGGAGCAGTTAGCGGGGCAAATACATTTGCCAACTTGACCACTTACGGGTCTACCAATCAAAACTCTGGCATTAACAACGCCAGAATGACTTTTAGCGCAGATCAAGTTATTACTGGTACTCTTAATTTTGGAACCTCCACCAACCTTACATACCGTAAAACAATTGGGTCTAACGTTTTTGGCACCCAACGCACTTTGACTGCCGCTGTTGTTACCGGGTCAAACTTTGATCTTCGAGACATTGTGATTGCGGGGGCTGCTGCCCCATTTAATGCATCGTCGTTGAATTGGGGCGATCTGGGGAACAACTCTGGCATTACGTTCCCAACACCAAAAACGGTGTATTGGAATTTAGCCGGAACGCAAAACTGGTCTGCGATTGGATGGGCCACTTCTTCAGGTGGAACGCCTGCCCTAGCCAACTTTCCGTTGCCACAAGACACAGCTATTTTTGATAACGCTGGAAGCGCCGGTACCGTAACTGTACCTGGGTATAACGTTTGC